GACCCAACAGGTTTAAGCGGTAAACATTGGGTATTCTTGAAGACATCGTCAAACCATCAAATCACAATCGACACGGCAACAACCGCTCTCATCAATGGAAGTACAGACGAATCAATCACAAACCACTACGAGAAGAAGTGGATAGTTTGCGATGGTTCAAATTTTTATGTAATAGGTAACGGATAAAATATGGCTATTAAATCAACGGTAGAACTCGAAGTCAAATCGAATCTTAAAGGGTTCAAAGGCGAGATTCGTCAAGCAACAATCGAAGCACAAGAAGCAGTTCGCACCTTTGGTGAGTTCTCGCCAGAAGCAGTAGAAGCAGAAAAGAAACTGGCTTTGCTTCGTGATAGAATGGAAGACTTCAACGACCGAGTGTCAGCAGTCAACCCCGATAAGTTCGCGCAAGTACAAACGATTGTTCAAGGTGTCGCTCGTGGATTTCAAGCGGCGCAAGGTGCAATGGCTCTATTTGGTAGCGAGAGCGAAGACCTACAAAAGACAATGATTAAACTTCAAGGGGCGATGGCTCTTGCGGATGGTCTCGAAGGTCTTGGAAAGATTCAACAACAATTTACCGCTATCGCAAAGAACATCAAGGGTGGTGTGATGCAAGCGTTCCAATCTTTAGGGCGTGTATCGACTTTGGCGTTTGGTGTATTGGGTGTAGCGTTGACTCTTATCATTGCGAACTTCGACAAAATCAAGAACGCAGTGATGGGCTTGATACCAGGTCTTTCGACATTTGCTAATTTCATTGGTGGTCTAGTGCAAAAGTTTACAGACTTTGTAGGTATCACTAGCGCAAGTGAGAGAGCGTTGGAGAAGTACAATAAAGCAACCGAGAAAAACAACGAACAACTAGACAGAGAGATTGCGCTACTTGAAGCACGAGGAAACCAAATTGAAGTATTTAATAAAAAGCGTCAAAAACTCGACAATGAACTTGCTCAAGCACGTAAGAACTACGGAAAGAACAACGAGAAAGAGTGGGGCAAAATCATACTAGACACAAAGAACGCCCTTGCTATTCTTGCAGAAGAAGAGAAGAGTTACAACGCAGACAGAGCAAAAGAAGCAAAGGAAAAAGCGAAAGAGCGTCGTGACCAAGTTCGCACGTTAAATCAAGAATTAAGAGTACTTCAAGCAGATGAAAACGATAGAGATTTACTTGCACTTCAACAATGGTATGCAAACTCTCGTCGTCAATATGTAGAGAATCAAGAAGCACTTCTAGTCCTTGAGAATATCTACAACTACAAGCGTCAAGAACTTCGTGATAAAGAATTAAAAGATGTTAGAAAATCAGTTAGAACACAAGTCGCAGAAGTCAAGTTTGGTGAAGAGACAAAAACTAAAATGGCAGAGCAGACCTATCAGCGTCAATACTCAAACGCAGAGAAGTTCAAATTGTTCGTTGCAGTAAACAACGCAGAACTCATCGACCTTGCACAGAGTTTCTTTGATTTAAGTACAGAACTAGCAGACGCTTTCGCACGTCAAGACGAAGAGTCACAGAAGAGAGCGTTCAATTTTTCTAAGGCGATGAAGATTGCGTCGACTATTATGTCTACTATCGAGGGTGTTCAAAACGCTTTTACAACTGCACAAGATTCGCCAATAACTAAATTAGTACCAGTATATCCTTTTATTCAAGCAGGTATCGCAGGGGCTTTTGGAGTCGCACAAATCGCCAAACTCAAAGCGACAAAGTTCAATTCTCAACAAGCAACTCAACAAAGTGGGGGTGGTATGCCACAAATGAGCGCACCGCAAACAAGTTCGTCTATGTTGCAACAAGGAGGGAACGAACAACTCACTCAACAACAACGCGTATACGTGCTTGAGGGTGACATCACTCGCACACAACAACGAGTATCAAACAACAAAAAAGTATCTATTGTAAAATAAACGCTATTTATGAGTATGAATCTACCAATCTATCGACTAGACATCAACGAGTTTGACGAAGAAACTGGCATCGACTTTGTATCGCTTGTTGAAGCACCCGCAGTCGAAAGAGACTTTCAAGCATTTAACAACACTCAAAAGTTTGCGATTCAAGATGAAGAAAAAAGAATTGTTTCAGGAGTTGCTATGGTTGCTGATATGCCTATCTATCGACGCGATGCTATTCGTGGTGAATACTACGTTGTGTTTGATAAGGATTCTATTTTTAAGATAGCGAAGAAGTGGGCAAGGTCAAACAAATACGATAGTGTCAACGCTCATCACAAAACACCAATCGAAGAAGGTGTGTCTTTGTTCGAGTCTTACATCGTAGATAGAGAGAGAGGTGTGATGTCACCTAAAGGATACGAAGACGTAGCAGACGGCTCGTGGTTCGTGTCTTACTTAATCGACAACGACGATGTGTGGGCAAAAGTCAAAGCAGGTGAGTTCAAAGGTTTCTCCGTAGAAGGAGTCTTTGATTTCGTGAGCGAAGTAGACGAAGAGATGAAAGTTCTAGAAGAGTTGAAGAGGGTTCTTGCTCAATGGGATGGTCAATAAAATTGCAACACAAAAACAAAAAATATATTTTACTATGATGAACGCAAAAGAAACTCTAAAACAAGTCCGCACTTTGTTGGGATTTGAAGAAGAAAAAAGTATCGCCTTTGAGACTGCAATGTTGAAGGATGGTACTATCGTAAAATGGGAGGGTGAGTTGTCAGTAGGAACTATCGTAATGGTAGAAACTGCCGAGGGCGATATTCCTGCACCCGATGCAACACACGAAATCGAAGACGGTACTCTTGTGACTACTATTGATGGCGTTGTAACTGAAATCGTAAAGCCAGAGATGGAAACTCCCGAAGTAGAAATCTCAGTTGAAGCCGAAGAGTTCGCTACCGTCGCTCGTTTCAACGAAGTAGTAGAAGGTCTTGAGTCTAAGATTGCTCAGTTGACTGCTTCTATCGAATCTTTGGTAAGCGAGAGAGCATCTCACAAAGAGGCGATGTCTAAAGTAGTTGAGTTGGTAGAGAAAGTTATTGACTTGCCAAGCGACGAACCTACTAAGAAACCTCACACTCCTAGTAAAGTAGAGTCTCAGTTCGAGAACTTGAAGAAATTTGCAAACGCATTAAAGAAATAAACCAAATAAAAAACAAAAAAATACTATGTCATTCGTTGTATCTTCCCTCAACAACTACACCAATGAGCAGTCAACTGACTTGTTGGTAAAAGCGTTGTTCGGTTCAAAAACCGCTTCAACCTTGCAAAGCGCAGGTCAAGTACAGGTAGGCGTTAAGTCGTCTGCTTCTTTGAACTTGTTGGCTTCTACCGTTTATTTTCAAGCCGATGGTTGTGGTTACAATCCTAGCGGTGCTACTACTTTCACTCAACGTAACATCACCGTTGGTGCAGTTAAAGTAGAAGAGACTTTGTGTCCTAAGACTTTGGAAGCAAAGTGGATGCAAACTCAAATCATGGCGGGTTCTCCTACTATGATTCCTTTCGAAGAGCAAATCGGTAGCGAAAAATCTGCGGTTATCGCCGAGAACATCGAGATTGCAATGTGGCAAGGTGACACCACTAGCGGAAACCCTAACTTGAACCGCTTCGATGGTTTCAACAAAATCATCTCTGGTGCTTCTCCAACATTGGCAAACGCCGCGCCTACCACTTTTACTTCAATCACTAGCGCAAACATCGACGATATCTTAGACCAAGTTTACGCGAACATTCCTGCTCGTGTTGCTACCAAGAGTGACTTGGTTTGCTTCATCGGTGTAGATGCTTTCAAATTGATGCTTGTAAACTTGAAGAATGCTAACTTGTACCACTACGCAGTAGAAGCAAGTGAAGCGATGGAAATGATTTACCCTGGTACCAATATGAAGTTAATCGCCGTAGGTGGTTTGAGTGGTACTAGCAAAATCGTTGCAGGTTCTTTGAGCAACTTTTTTGTAGGTACTGACTTGGCAAACGAAGAAGAGTCATATAAATTGTGGTACTCTGAGGACAACGATGAGGTTCGTTTCCGTACTACTTTCAAGTATGGTGTTCAAGTTGCTTACCCTAGCGAAGTTGTATATTTCACCCTCTAATCTAACATAAACAATGGCTTGTCTTCTCACTCAAGGTTTCACTCTAGATTGTAAAGATTCAATCGGAGGTATCAAGAGCATCCACTTAATCTCGTGGACTGCTTCCAAATTCACTATTGCGAGTGGCGAAGTTACTGCAACCACCGTAGTAAGTGGTGATGTTTATGACTATGAATTGCCAAAGGGTACTGGCTCAATGACTAACACAACAAACGTGTCAGTCGAGAACGGTACTACTTTCAATCAATGTGACGTAGCATTCAAATTGCGTCGCTTGTCTACTACTAAGCGCAACGAGATGAAACTTCTCGCTCAAGGTCGCACGTACACTATTGTCCGTGACAACAACGATGCGTATTGGTTAGTAGGTAACGAGTATGGATGCGACGTTACTGCGATGGTTGCAAATAGCGGTACTGCTATGGGTGATTCAAATGGTTACGAAGTGACTTTGTCAGCAATCGAAGCGGAAGCACCTTACAAATTGCAATCTAGCGTAGTGACTGCGTTAGGAATTTAATGTACATTTGTAGTTGTTCTTGATTCATATTAGTTTTCAGAATTGGGAGGGCTTCGGCTCTCCCTTTTTTGTTACATCTTTTTGACGTTGCTATTTATTTAAGATGCTAACTATCAACAAAGGTCAAACGAAGTACTGGTACTTGACACTCACAGAGATTGCGAGTGCATCGTCTTACGTCTTCACCTTTACGCATCGACAAACATTCACTCAAGTGATTAGAACTTTGAGCGATGTTTCAACGCATACAGAACGCTACAATCAATTTCAATTCATCGAGGGTACTACTGCGACTCTTCTAGAGGGAGAACACGAGTATAGTGTTTCTACAAGCGGTGGTACACTATGTGAAACAGGTATTCTCAAAGTAGAAACGACAAACACATCGACACAATACACACCTAATTTAACAGAAAAAATCTACACAACATGAGTACTTCAACAGACATCATCGCAGGTGGTGGGGCGTTTAAGCGTCACGCATCTGGTACAGTTACTGCCGTTTCCTATAACGCAGTTATCCCTCAAGAAGATACGGTTTTCACTTCTTTCTCAGTCAATGGCGTAAACGTCTTGAGTGATAGGGGTATGAGTGGCGTTACTTTCAAGCAAGGTGCATACTTACCTGCGGGTAACGGCTTGAAAATTACGGGCTTTGTAACTTCTTCGGGTTCTGTAATCGGTTATTAAATGAGAATGGGCATTGGATTGGGCATTGGAATCAATCGTTCCAACTATGCCCAAGGCATTTTTAACGCATACAACGCAAGGGTTGTTGCGGATGGTGGTATCACGGAAGCGGGGCAATGTGTAAATGCCGTTACTGGTCTATTATTGAACGCATCTTTACTCATCAT